AAATTATTTTCTATTAAATATTTAATGGAGAATAATTTAAAAAAAAAAAATAAATTTATTGAAAATTTAGATATTCAATATAATAAACAACCTTTTTTTGATTATCAAGATAATACAAATAATATTAATGATATTTTAAAAGAAACATATAATACAAAAAATAAAACAAGTGTTGAATTAAAAAATAATTTTGAACCTTATAATTATGAAATTAATTATCATAATAAAATAAGAAAGGATACAAAAGGTAATGAATTTGTATATTTTACACCATATGATCAAGGTCCTGGACGAGGTTTTGGTAATTTAAATGTTAATAATAATATCCGTAATAGCGAATCATCAAGGAGTACAACAAATGATTTTAAATTATTAAGAGAATCAGAAATTATAGATAGATTTGAATTTATTGATAATAGATATATGAATTCTAATAATTTAGTTTTCCCATTTCCAAGATCAGGTGATACTACACGAAAAGTTGAAGATAGTCAAACAAGATTTAATGCTAATCAAAATATTATTGATTATAATTTCAAATCTGATTTAGATCATAATATAACTTTTAATTATGATCCAGTATCAAGTTTACAAAACCAATCAATAGAAAAATTACCAAATCACCAACTATTTATTGATACAAAAAGTAATAATGAAGTACAAAAAGAAAAACAAAAAGAATATTTAAAAAAATTAAATTTAATTGATTCCGTTATTAATAAATTAAAAATAGAATATGGATCAAATTTAACACGTGAAATAATAGTTAAACAATTAGATGATTTAGGATTAAATTATGTAAAAAAACCCAGTAATTAGTTTATAATTATTTTTTTTTATTTAATAATATATATGGATGATACAAATATATTATTAAATAAATATTTTAAAATTTATAAAGAAGGTAAAAAATCATTAAAAGAAAATAAAGAACAAGCATTTGAATATTTTAAAGAAAGTTTAGAATTATTAAGTGAATTAAAAAAAAATCATAAAAATAATATTAAAAAACATAAAAATATTTTAGATGAATCAGAATCTGAATGTCATAAATATATTACATTAACAATTGAAAGTTCAATTGAAACAGAAATTAATGAAATAACTAAAATAAATAATAATAATTTATTAAAGTATTTAGAAACTGGAAATTTAGACTTAATTAAAAAAGCAAAATATGGACAAATTAATTTTAAAGAATTAATAAATAATCAAACAATTTTACATTGGGCAATTAAATATGGCGATACAACATTTTTAAAATGTGCGTTTAAATTGGGAGCACGTATAGATACTGTAAATAGTAATGGTCATACATTATTAGAATCTGCATGTATTGAACAAGATCCTAACATGATTGAATTCTTAGGATTATATGGTGCAAACATGAGGAAACATTTATATTTTAGAGATGGAACAATAAAATATAATATAATTAATGATTCAATTGATATTAATATATTATTAAAGATAATATTATCATATATATCTTCAGATATTATTAACAAAAATAATAAAATATATAACAAACTAAAAATGATAGAAAATACATTTGATTTAAATGAAAAAATTAATATTAATGATTACACATTTTCAGATTTATTTAAAAGTTTAGGTAATCTATTAAATAAATTACCTGAAGAAAATGCTTTATCATATTTAAATATTATAAGTGAAGAATTATCATACAATCTATCAAATAAATTAGGATGTCCTATTAATAAATTAGAATTATTGGTAGTAAATTTAGTACCTTTTATTGAATATCCATTTAATATTTCAATTGATTGGGTAATTAGTTTAGAATTAAAATATTTAATTTTAAAAATAATAAAAAATAAATTAAAAAATGTTGATATAAAAAAAGATTTAATAGAAAATATTTGGTCTATATATATTAAAAATGAAATTATACAAGAAGATTACTTAGGTTGTTTACTATCACAATGGATAGCAAAAATAAAAGTATAAAAATGTTTTTTTTCTAATATATAATATATAATGAGTTTTAATCGTTTAACTTATGATTCATGTGCTTATTCAAAAACATTACAACAAAGCACTGATCCATTAGAATACAATTTATATAAAGGTAAATTTGAATCATGTACTAACTGCCCTGATAATACCAATAACCTAGAATTTGGTATTAGATCTGATGTTGAAAGTGATCTTAAAGGTCAAGTTAGAGTTGGAAGTAAATGCCCATCATCAAAATTTCCTTTAAATGCAATTCCTACTGATGCAGTACCATTTACTCCTTCTATTGTTTGCCAAAGTATTTATAAACTAACACCAACTGATTTACCTAAAATCACTAATAATGGTTTAAAAGATTTAGCTTCATATGGACAAAATATTTGCCCATTAAAATAAATAAATTAAGATTTTTTATTTTTTTTTAATATATATATAATTATTTCTAATTATATATATATATGTCATTTAGTAGAATTAAATATGATAATGAAGCATACAATTTAAGAATTAATAGATCTGGTGGACCTGGTGATTATCGTCTTTTTTTAGCTGGTAATGAAAATTGCAGTAAATGTTTATCTTATAATGGCGCTAGAAATGGTAAATCAGATGTATCTATCGCTGAAAATGAAACAACTAATCAATGGTCAACTATGGCTGATGTTGAATCTCACTTAACAAATCGTGTTAATAAATTAGTTGATTCTAATATTTATGGTAAAAATGATGATTATAAAAATTTACCAACTATTAATAAAACAATTTGTGATAATAATGAGCTAATTACAGAAGATACTAGATTTACTAATCCTATTGAAGCTTATAGATGTATGGATGTTACTTCTTATCACTATACTCCTTTTTTATATGTAAATTCACAATGTGAAATACAAGAAGATCGTATTGGATTAAATTCACGTTTAAAAATTAAAGATAATTTTGTAGTTAAAAAACCAGATATGATTGATCAATCAGTATTCCTACCTACTGTTTCTGATGGAATATTAAATGTTGATGTTTGTAAAAATTAAGTTTAAAATATTAAATTAAAATGTATCTAATAATAATATGGAAAGTTTATTATTAGGCACATTATCATATTATGGTAATAATAAATCAAAAATGGATAAACCACAAACAAATAATAATTATAACACTAACATAGAAAATCAAATGACTAAGATTGATGTTAAACAAGCTGCTACAATTAAACAGCCAGATTTTTTCAATCAATTTGATAGTTTAACTTTTGATAATTTATCTAAACCAACATCTGAAAATCAAGCCTATACTACTCGTTCAGGATTTAACAAATTTCTCCAAAGAGATTTAGATTTTAAAAATGGTTATTCAGAATTTCAAAACACAGATATGCATTATGGTGTTGTAACAAAAGAAAATTTTGTTCATAATAATATGTATCCAAGTACATCAAGAAGAGAAACTATGGTAAATTTAGATTCTAATAATCGAAAATATGAAAATTTATCTGGTAATCGTTCTACTTGGCAACATAAAAATGAACTAGAAACTTTTTTTTCACCTGTTAAAGATATGACTAATGTTCATGGTTTACCAGTTGTTGCTGGTGGTCTTGAAAATAGATATATTGCAAGTTTTAGAAATAATAATGGTAATTTACCATTTCAAACAGATGTTAAAGTTAGACCAGGTTTAGATGGAAAAGTAGAAGCTCCATATGCAGTTCATCGTATTGATCCACGTAATATTGATGAATTAAGAAGTGAGATCAATAAAAAGGTTACATATATTAATAAACCTTTAGAAACTATAAAGAAAGGAGATATGAGAGCAGTCGAAGGGGCAATTACTGCTTTTAAAATGCCATCTTATCGTGAAGTTACATTTGATGAATTAGTACCAAATAAACATAGTGTTGAAGGTCCAAAACAAACAGGTAAATTTGTACACACAGATACTGAACGTGGAACGAATGATATTAATTATCAAGGTGGTGCTTATGATACAAGACAAGGTCAATTTGTTAATAAAGATAGCATACATTTTTCAGAAGCAAAAAGAGAAAACTATGAAAATGATTTTACCCATGCAATTAATGCAGTTAATACAAGACCTGTATTTACAAATGTCGATTCATATACTAACTATGAAACAGATCGTGATACAATTACAACAGAAGTTCATGCATCAGGTGCATATTATAATAATAATGGATCCTATATGGTAGATAGAAATGATATAGCTAAAACAACTATGAAACAACAAAATATTGTTCAAGATAGAAATTTAGGTATTAATGGTCCAACTGAAAAGAAATCATATATGTTTTCAAATGATTCAATTTTACCAATAACACATCGTGAATCTACAAATTATAATGATGTTGCAAATCCTGCACCAACCTATAAACATACACATCTTGCTTTAACGGATGAAGCTAAACAAACAATTAGAGAAACTGCTAATTATAATGGTGTAGCAAATCCTGCACCAACATATAAAAATACTCATCTTTCTTTAACAGATGAAGCTAAACAAACTGTTAGACAAACTATCAATTATAATGATGTTGCTAATGCAAAACCAAGTTATCAAAATACACATGTAACATTAACTGATGAAGCTAAAAGAACTATTAAGGAAACAACTAATTATAATGATGTTGGTAATTCAGCACCAACATTTAAAAATACCCATCTTACTTTAACAGATAATGCTAAAAGAACAATTAAAGAAACTACAAATTATAATGGTGTAAGTAATTCAGCACCAACATTTAAAAATACCCATCTTACTTTAACAGATAATGCTAAAAGAACTATTAAAGAAACAACAAATTATGATGATGTTGGAAATGCAGCACCAAGTTATCAAAATACACATCTTAATTTAACAGATTCCGCAAAACGAACTATTAAAGAAACTACTAATTATAATGATGTAGGAAATGCTGCTCCAAGTTATCAAAGTAATCATGTTAATTTAACTGATATTGCAAAACCAACTATTAAACAAACAACAGTAACTAGTTCAATCATTACTAATGCTGCACCAACATATACTGGTAATGTTATTTATAATGAAGATGAAGCTAGACCTACTATTCGTGAAAATACTTCATATTCTTACGATGGTGTTCTTTCCAATCAAATTTCACAATATGTTAATAATGAAGATGAAGCTAGATGTACAATTCGTGAAACTACTGAACAAAATAAATATATTGGTATAGTTGGTGGTGATAATAATAAACAAACTTATACTAACTATGAAGATGAAGCTAGAACAACTATTAGAGAGTCTACTTCAACTGTAACACCAGCTCAAAATATTGTATCTAATGTTCCATTAAGTTATTCTAAAAATGATGAAGAAGCGAGAACAACTATCAAAGAGTCACTTTTACATCAAACTCCAGGTGGATTAATGTATGATAAAAATCAATCTAATTATAAACCAATTAATGATGCAAGACCAACTATTAAAGAAACAACTTTAATTACTGATTATACTGGAAATGTATCTTACGATGTTAATGCTATCCGTCTTGAAGATGCTGAATATAATATGACAATTAGAGATAAACGTCAACAAACAGCATTAGGTGGACGTATATCAAATGCTAAATCAGATCAAATACGTGGTGATATTAATCGTGATACCATTAAATTTCAAAGTAAACGTGAATTATTAACTGGTTATATTTCAACACCAGGTAATTCATCAAATTATTCAGTAACACCATTACCTAGAAAAGCAAATAGTAGAAAAACTGATTTAAATGGTAATACTTTTTATCATATTGATCCAATATTTATTGATACATTAAATAACAATCCATTAGTTAATGATCTAAGGCATCAAAAAAATATTGATTTTAATACAGGTGTTTAAAATTTATAATTTTATAATAATAATATTATTATTATAAAAATATTGTGATTATAAAAATATTAGTAATTATTTTTCATCTTTTTACATAACTCAGTAGAATATTCAGCTACTTTTTATCCTCTTTTAACTTTTTCATCTATCAATTTTGCATAGTTAGTTAGTGTTTCATCTTCAAAGGAGTCTAATGTAGGTAAATTAATAGAATTACCAAAACTAGTAATTATATTATATAGTAAACCATTAGGGAAAATAGGAGGTCTATTCGTATTGTCAAGAATTATTTTTAAATAATTAATTGGTATTTTTTTAATTTTTTCTTTTATATTATATATTCTAGTTTTTTCAACTTTGTTAGCATTATCCTTAGCTGTATTATAAACTTCATTAAACTTTTTTCTAGCTATATCAATAAAATTTTCTCTATCTATATCAATTTTAACTTTTTCATCTATCAATTTTGCATAGTTAGTTAGTGTTTCATCTTCAAAGGAGTCTAATGTAGGTAAATTAATAGAATCACCAAAACTAGTAATTATATTATATAGTAAACCATTAGGGAAAATAGGAGGTTTATTCGTATTGTCAAGAATTATTTTTAAATAATTAATTGGTATTT